GCTTCCGCCTTTACCGCCAGACATATTATATCTCCTTACCTAAAGTCACGAACATCTGCTCGTAACCATAATCGGCAAGAACTCGTTTCCACCCTTGGCGACCGGCTATGGTCATTGAAGAGCAGCCTTGAGCCTTACCCCACGCTTCTGCAGATTCTTGCATATCAAGTATCTGATCCATGTCACCGCCCGCCAAGAAGACATGTAAAACTTTCTTGCTAGGATACACTATTATCTCGGTAACTGCACATGCCTTATCACCGGCCCATAGCTGCATTTTACCTTCTACGATCGCCTGACAAACGTCTTCAAAATCGTGTGTACCGCCTGAGTATGCCAGAGCAGCTTCTATCCACTCTCTGCATCTTTCTAGCTCGCCCATATAAACCTCTACTGGTGTATTCGTGCCACCGATAAAGTGACCGATGGTGTCGCAGGACAGAATGACTCTGCTGCGTGTGATTCCAGTGTAACAGCCGTATCAGATGTTGCCCACTTAGCCTCTAGGTAATCACCTGCCGATACGCTAAACAGTGCTGTACGGCTCATTACGATGGTCGCACCATTATCAACAATAGATACCTTGATTGTGGACCCATCAACATCAGTGCCGTTGATAGCAGGCCAAAACCACAAATCCTTTAGGGATGAGTTGGTTGATGTGATCTGCGCCGAGAATGCTAAAGAGTACAATCCACCGTCGCTAAAGTGGATCTCAGTATTGTTCTCCAGTGTCACACCGTCACCATTGGCAATACCATCCCACTCAATTTCGTAGGCCGTATTGGTCGCAGCAGCAGTGATATCTGTGTTGCTGTACGCCATACCAGAGCCATCCTGTATGACTAGTGGACGGTATACACCATCGATAGAGATGACCGGCTCTTTCTGATCGTTATCCCATAACAGGATGCCGTCCTCTGGAGCCTTTGTCTCACCACGTCGCCAGGTTAGAGTGTCTTTAGCAGTATCGAGCGCCTGCACAAGACGGTTTGCCCATGTCTGCCACTCCTTGCCAAATGGACGTGGAAAGCTCATCGACGACCACCCTGTTTAGCTTCGATACGGTTTGTGCCGACACGCCAATCTGCAAGCCTAGCACCCTCAATGCGCATGCGAACCTGTCGTCCGGAAAAACGTACTGATGTTGGATTACTCATGGAGTAAGCGCCATATTCGCGCTCAGTGTCGTTAGGATGGAACCGGGTCTTAAACTTAACCTGCACATCACCCTGGGTCTTCTCGTCTGGAATCAGGTCAGTGACGTACATGATGTTGTCACCATTACCCAAACTGATTGGACCAGTCTCTGCCCATGGAGTGTCTAGGTTGCCGTAGTCAAAACCAATCTCATGCACGAATGGACGGCATGTCTCAGAGCAGAAGAAGAATGGATGCTTGTAAGCGCCTAGATCAACACCAGTAGTACGACCCATGTAGCCTGTGTACCAGAACCCTTCGCGGTAGTTGTAGACCACATACGAATCATTCTCGACAGAGTCTTCAGACGGGTAGAACCACCAGATCTCGTTGTACTGCTTATTCGATACAGCGCAGATCTTAGACTTTTGCGATCGGTTGATATTGGTGAAGACGTAATCGTCCACTTCAGATGGTAGCTCTTGAACCTGACCGCCATTGTAAGCGTAGAAATTCTTGTCACCCATCCAGAATGCACCTGCCTGAACAGATACCGATGCCATTGGGCCGATGATGCCACAGTAGCTACCAACACGCTCGAAGCTGTATACGAACTGACCACCGATGTATGTCGCTGCGTGCGCATCCTGGTCAGTAATAATTAGTGTCTGACCCTGTACGCGTTCAGCGCACTCGATGTAGCCAGATGTCTGCAGCTCTAGATCACCGGCTTCGTTTGTAGCCAGTGGTGTCCATGTTGTATTGTCTTCTCGGTCTGACCACTGAACTAGACGTGGGTTACCGCCTGCACCAAGTGCAAAGACAAAACGCTCCTCAGTGACAATAACACCACGGTTATCGACAGGTGCGTTACTTACCTGTGCTGCTACAGTAGGTGTTGTGCGATCAAGCTGCCATTCGTAAATCTTACCGTCAGCAGTAGAACATGCGAGCAGGTATTCACCCCATGTATCCATTGACCAGGTAGTCGCAGGAATGGTTGATTTAGCTTCGTTACGCTCAGTGCCGTAGTAGCTAGATCCGTAGTATGAGCCACCAAAACCTGCATTAAGTGACGCATCTGCATCACCTGCGGTGAGGCCGGTCGGAGTGATATCAATCAGCGTGCCGTCATCAAGGTAGGTGACTAGCTGAGTAGCATTACCTGCTGCTAGGTATCGCTCACTAGCATTAGACTTCCAAGCAATAGCACCACGCATTGGATAGTCGCCTTGATCGGTCGTGAACGCAGTCCATCCACCAACCGGGCGAATAGTGTTATCTATCCAACGTACAAGGTTAGAGTCGCGCCAACGGCCTGCAGACTGGTAGTCTGTGCCATTCCTGTAAATGCCCGCAGGTAATTGTAATGGTATCAGCGCCATCAGATGCTCCAAAGAAAAACTGCCTACTAGTGAGGCAGTATATCATCAATTAAGGCTTAGTAGGCCAGTCGATGCTCTCTGGAAAACCTGCCTGACTAGTAATGTCACGCAGTGCTTGGCGGTACGCAATCTGCTCTGCCGTCATAGTCAAATCAGAAGATGCCCACCAATCGGTCTCTGCGATTAACCCATCACGCTTTGCGCGAGCCATGTCAGCTTTACCTTCAGCAGAGTTTTCGTATGCAATACGATCAGCCTCAGCCTTTTCCTCTTCAGCAATCTCAGCGTCAATTACTGCCTTACGCTCATTAGCAATAGACTCTGCCCATGCAGGTAGAGACGTGATCGAATCGTTTGGAATGTCATTACTGACATACTCAATTTCACCCTCATACCCATCCCACTGTACGGCATGTACTTCAGCGGGTACTGAGCTTAAATCTAGTTTATCATGCCCACGACCATCAACGTGTACAAGACCCATGTCTCGGATAATAGTTAACTTCATATCAAGTTCCTATGCTAAATAATACCAACCAGTGGCTATGTATTTGTCAGTTGTATATACAGGATTGCCCCTGTGCGTATGTGTCCAAGCTGCAGGGAAGAATATTAACTTACCTTTTTCTGGCTTAGATTTTACCCCATACTCAAGGAATTCAGTTTCACCTTCGCCTTCTGGTACGTCATTTAAGTATAATAACCATGTAAGCCTGCGCATCTCAGAGTTGTCGCCGTAATTGTGCTCGCTATGCCATACATGAAACCCACCTTTAGGTTTTGTTTTTTGCACCTTCATGTGCTTACTCATGCAAGGCGTCATACCATACGACGGGTGTTCTTCACAATATTTTGTTACATACTCAGAAAGCACTTGGTGCATTTCTTGGCTGATTTCTGGCGCTGATACATCAAACCCAAAAGAATAATCCTGCCTATTTTCGTAGCCACCATTAGTTTGTGTGCCTACCATATATCCATCACCTGACATACCTGCATTAGATGGATCAAGTAGCTCTTCAAGCTTATCTATAATGCGGTCACAAAATTCATCTGTTACTGCATTATGATACTCCGATATAAAATTAGCCATTAGTAATATCCTTAAGTTGGATTAGGTTGCTAGAAGCTTCAGCAGTCGCTTTAAGTAACGCCTGAGATGACTCGTTAGCTTTGACCATCTCATTACGGAACGACTCAACAGCAGACGATGTATGGCGAGTATGAAGAGCATTCTCTACCAACAACATAGGCGTCCAAGCCATAGCGCAAGCGTAATCATCAACTTCTTTGCCAGAGTTTGGATCAGTGCCTCGCATCTGAACGAACCATGCACAATCAAACATCTTGCATGGCTCAAAATTACTCAGTGGACAATTGTTTTTAACTTCCAACTTCATGCTCACCCCTTGTTTAAGTATTAATCTTTTGTAGCAATGATAATGTCTACATATTGCACATTAATTGATGCTGTTGCAGAACTTAAGCTACCTGCCAAGTTACCGACAGATGGTGCACCGTTTAGTGTGCCTGATAGGTTATGTGATACAGAGTGCCCATGGGCACCATTGTTTCCTGTGTTCGATATGACATTAACCATTGTTGCAGCGGATACAGGCTGATTTGTTGGCGCCGCATTAATATAGTTCGCATTGCCACTGTTTGTAGTACCATAAGAACCATTTGTAATTCTTACATTGTGCCTATGGCTAGGAATAGTATTTGTTGATAGTGTTGTATTACCTACCGCCACGTTACCAGACATACTGACTGCCAAGTTACCAACCGCAGGAGCACCAGAGATACCCACCGTACCGCTTACTGATGGTGTACCAAGTGCAGTAGACATCGCAGTCGAACCGCCAGAGCCTGCGGTGCCAGAAACAACACGCAGAGCCTTATCATTGTGCGTAGTCGATTTAGTCCAACCTGTAGGCGCAGATGTCTGTTGGAATAGCATTGCAGTACCAGATGGAACAAAGTCTGGAATAGTTACCGAAGCAGAGCCAATACCAGTAACGTGACCATATGTATCAAGAGTGATATCTTGAATGAACGTAGTGCCAGAGTTATTTACTGAAGACTGAGATGATGTATCAGCATGCGATACAGTGTCAGCAGCAACAGTGATACCACCGCCTGCACCTACGTTTACTGTCACGGTGCCTGATGTACCACCACCAGTTAGGCCATTACCTGCGTTAACTTGCCCAACCGCATTATTGGCAGTAGTCTGAGCAGCTGCAGCAGCATCGGCATTAGCCTTTAGCTGAGTATCAATGGTGTCTAAGTTTGTATTTAGCTTAGTGCCCCAGGTGTCCTCAGAGGCACCTACTTCAGGCTTTGTTAAGCTATAATTCGTAGTAGTAGTATCAGCCATTGGTCACTCCTCAAGCCACATTAGTCCAAGTATTCGATGCAGGAGCAATTGGCTCCCATTTTTCTCGCCCAATAGTAAATATCACTGTCGTAGATGATACCACACCTTCCGCCAGATGAATTCTTTCGCATATGGACGATACACTTGATTGACCATCAATCGCAGATTCGCCCTTAGCTGTAATGTTTGCAGATGCATCAACACTAGATTGTGTTGACAGATTGGCAACACCATATCTTGCACGCTCGCAATTAGATGTACTAGATGCTGTACCACTTACAGCAGATACACCGTCCTTAACGATTAACCCGGCAGATGTAGTACCAGATGTTGCGCTATCGGTAACAGCACCAAGATATATAACCTCACCAGATGCAGATGCACCTGATGTCATATCTACCTCAGAAGAACCACCTGCGGTAACAATAACACCAACAGGAGCATTGACACTGTAAGCATCAATGTCGTTCGCAGCACTAATCTGAATTCGTTCAGCATTGGATACTGTCGTAGATACGGTAGTAATCGCACCCAGTGAGAACTGAACACGAACACCATCAGTAGTAACTGCGTTTTGAGCGTTTACCTCGGCAGACGCATTACACAAGTAGTTTGCTGATGCTGTAGCCGAAGAGCTTGGTAGTGGGTTTTGTGTACCAGACTGGTGAATCTTTAGACCAGAAGATGATACAGACCCGGTTGCAGTTACATCTGATGATGCGAGATGAATGCGCTCGCTATCGGCAGACACGGACGCAGACGCAGAGCCAGAGGCAGCTGCATCCACATATTTGGTCTCAGAGTAATACCCGTCACCAAAGTTATATAAGCCGTAAGCGAACGCCATATCTCTACCCTATTAGTCTAGAGTGATATCAATATCGCCTGCAGGGATACGGAATACGTCACCAGACGCGATAGATTTTGATGCAGTTAGAGCTGCGTATGCAAGCAAGTTACCGCCAGTAGCTGCGTCGTAGATACCGATGTGAGTGATAGTACCCCAAGATGCAGTAGCAGTAGAGTATTCAATCGCAGCAGTGGTAGTCGCTGTGTTACCAGATACTGAGAAAGAACCTGCTAGACGACCGTAACCTGTACCAGAAGTTGATACTTCAGTACCTGAGTCATCTTCAGATGGTGATGCTGTGAATAGGCCAACGTATACGGCAGCCGGTGATGAGTAAGCGTTGCCCGCGAAGACGTGGTCAAGTAGCTCGGTTTCTAGGTAGTTTGAAAAAGACATTAGCCCATTCCTCTAAGTTTAAGTTTGAGCCCAGAACCAGAATACTGAGCTTTTTCACCTGAATCAATCAGATTAGATACAGCAGCAGAATACATCTGCGCCCAAACAGCCACCCTAGCATCGTCTGCTAAGTATGGTGCAGAATGCAGTAGAGTGCCATACAAATAAACATCTGGGGCCTCAGAGAGTAGCCAGTTGCTTGCTTGTTCGTCACCTAATGCATCCAATTTCTTGTAGTATACCAGTTCTATATCGGTATCTTCTACCGGTGTCGGGTATAGCTCGAATTCGCCACGAACATGCGCATAAAGTGTAGGCACACCTGCCTGGTCTTCGCTGCTTGCTCGCTTATCTGCAATAGTCGCAATCGATGCTAGGTTGATCGGTGATGTACCGTTACCAACAACATGCATACGGATGGTCTCTACCCAGTCAGCAGGGATCTGCATGTACTGGTCGCCACCTGATTGCTGACCACTTGATCGCTCTTCCATACGCCAATGACGTACTGAGCGGTTAATGTCTGCCTCAGCCAACGCAATGAACGTAGGGATGACAGAATCGAGATCGTCTCGGTTGAGGAAATCGGCAACAGCAGACTTCAGCTCAGTGTATGTTGAAATAGCCATTATTTACCTCG